ATGTCCAAAAACTCAGCAAACAGTCAGCCTAAGCAAGTTTATCACGACGGCTTTATATACGAAGAAGACGTTAACGATCTCTTCGTTACATATCGTCAGATAGACAAGATAAAAGAACAGGAAACGCTAGCACCAAAGTGGCTAGGTGAACCTATACCACTAAAAATGTGGAAAGAAATACTTGCTTTCATGAAGCAATCGCAAGAAGCATTCAAATCAGAAACGCTTGCATTTCTTTACTACGACGTAAGCAAGAAGCAACCTTGGTCTTATTGGGTTCCGCCACAAGAAACTGCAGGTATGACTGTCAAGTCTTTGCCTGATGATTCACTTTGGCGTGAACAACGCAAAGCATTCCCTGACACACAGTTTGGCACAGTCCATCACCACTGCACAAGCTCAGCTTTTCAGTCTGGCACTGACGAAGCTGACGAGGTAAATCGTGAGGGTCTGCATTTTACTGTTGGTAAACTGCATACTGTTGATGACATTGACGTTCATTTCCGACTGTCTATCGGTGGACATTGCGTTGATATGGACGCTGGCACTTATATTGAAATGTCAGAGACGCCTTTCAAAAAGACCTGCCGTGTTACTGATGACGTTCAAGCTCAAGTCCGTAGCCATCTGCACACTCTAGACATCACTAGCTTGCCTGATGATTGGGAAACTATGGACTTTACTGTGCAAATGAACAACGTGCACAAAAAGACTTACAGCTATACAACAACTAATCACGGCAAGTACAGCACAGGAACACAAACTGTGCTTGGTTATGGCTATGATTATGACTACTCGTCGAAAAAAAAATTCGACGAAATCGAAGACATGGCTCTGGTAGACAGTACTCTAAGTCCAAACGAAAATCTCGCCGATGATTTTATCGAAGCAATAATGACTGATTATCAATATGAACAAATTCTTGAAGACTATTACGTCTATAAAAACGACCATCAAAAGAAAACTGGATTACTCACAGGGTCTATTCTGTCTACAGAAATCTGTAGTGACCTGTGCAAAATGTTTGAAGACGATGGTTTTTCAGCCACTAGTGACTACAAAACAGTTGACAACATTGTTCAATCGTTTCTTATGGAGCAATCAACAGCAGGACTATCATACACCCACGCAGACTTGCTCAACGGATTGCAATCCCTCAATCATGAAGAAAGAAGCGGAGTTCAATTCATGGATAAGGAGAATGTTTTATGAATGTTCTAATCATAAAGTTTGCTGTCAGCGTATCGAAACTACTACGAGTAATGGAGTTCCTGACCTCATGGTTATCTTGCCGTTTGGAATCTATCTTATTGAAAGCAAGTTTGAAACTACAAAAGTTCGCCCTGAACAAGCAGCGTTCCAGATACGAGCGAATGAAATTACAAAGGATGCTATCACAAGCTGTTATACATTCTCGTCCTATCCAAAGACCAAGAGATTAGTGGTTAGTAGGTATGATGCAGGTTCAATCAACGAAGATGGTGTCATACCTACTAAGACAACTGAGTATACTCTTGACTCTTCAGGCTTTACAGAATTTTATAAAACTTTGGCAGCAAGGTGAGGTGAGTTATATGTTCTCATTATTCCCTAAGTCTCCCAAACGAGCGACTCTGCACGGCTCGTTCCCCTTGTGCAGACTAGGCGACAGCAAGCAGCCACCCAATACAGGGTCCGCTCAACGCATCTATCCTAGATAACTGGTTAGCTCCTTCGGGAGCGACCCAGCCAATTTCTACAATGTCAGATACCAGTAACCCCATCAAAGAAATATTGGACATGGTACACACCAAGTCCGAGGAGATACTAAAGAACGATCCGTACTACGAGTATCGGATAGCAGTTGAATGGGCAAAAAGACAAGGTCTTGTTAGTAAACTTACACCTGAACAGATTCAACGACGCATGGACAACAGAGAGTGGCGTAAGGTAAATAAGATTATTATACAAAATGAAAATACAAATAATAACACTGGTACTAGCTCTGATACAGGTCGAAAGTAATAATAACAATGATGCTATTGGTGATTGTGGTAAAGCTTACGGCTGTCTACAAATCCATCAAAGTTATGTAACTGATGTTGCTAAGGCATCAGGTATACCCTATGTCCACGAAGACGCATTCGACAGAGAAAAATCTATTGATATGTTTCTTATATACATGAGCATCTATGCTACTGAAGCTAGACTAGGCAGAAAACCAACAGCTCAAGATATGGCACGTATTCATAACGGCGGACCCGACGGCTGGAAAAAACCACATACAATTAAGTATTGGAAAAAAGTTGAAGCTATTATAGATGCAAATACCATTATTTGAACCCCAATCTTTGTGGCGTCCTCCTTCTGCGTTCCCACAACTAGGTGAAGTAGTAGCCATTGACCTTGAGACTTGTGACCCACAGCTAAAACAACGTGGTGCAGGTTATCGCACGAAGTCTGGTTATGTAACTGGTATTGCACTAGCTGATGAGCATACACAAGTATACTTGCCATTTGACCATCAAGGTGGTGACAACATAGACAAGTCAATGGTCTTAGCCTACGTTACTAACGTAGTTAAGAACAGCAAGGAGCTGTTGTTTGCTAACGCAACCTATGACCTCGGTTGGTTGCACGTACTGGGCATCAAGCCGACCTGCGTTGTTCGTGACATACAGGTAGCAGAAGCATTGCTTGATGAAGAAAAGTTTACCTACTCTCTTAACTCTTTATCCAAACAATATCTTGGCGTTGAGAAAGAAGAACAACATTTACAAGAAGTAGCACAAGCATACGGAATAGATGCAAAGAGCGATATGTGGCGACTCGCTGCTCGCCATGTAGGTAAGTATGCTGAAGCTGACGCACGATATACGTGGGATATTTATCAACACCAGATACCAAAGCTCAAGGAGCAAGGACTCTGGGATATCTGGCAGCTAGAGTGCGAGCTAATACCTGTGCTGTTGCACATGACACTTCAAGGTGTGCCTGTTGACCTAGACAAAGCAGAACAACTAAACACTAGACTACTACGTGAGGAGAAAGACTTGCGTCATGACTTCGGTAGTCTAGACATTTGGTCTACTAATCAAGTAGGTGCGTATCTTGAAGAACGTAACTTGGTGATACCACGTACAAACAAGGGCAACTATTCAGTGTCCAAAGAGTTTCTTGAGTTCTGCACTGACCCTGCTGCTCAGAAGATACATAAGGCACGAGGTATCAACAGACTGCGTAAAGTGTTCATTGAGGATATTATTCTCAAGGGCAACCATAACGGACGTATTCACGCTGAGTTTAGACAAACTGCATCTGATGCTGGAGGCACAAGGTCTGGTCGTCTGTCATCCTGCAACCCCAACATGCAACAAGTCCCAAAGCGTAGTGAAATAGGTAAAGCAATTCGTGCATTGTACATTGCTGAACCTGACAGCTTGTGGTGCAAGGCTGACTACAGCTCACAAGAACCTAGGCTACAAGTACACTACGCCTTGCTTGGTCAGTTTGGTAAGCCTTTACCTAAGGCAGAAGAAGCACGTAACTCTTTTGCTCGTGGTGAGAAACTATATACTTTCTTTGAGAAGGCAACAGGGTTGCCATACGACACCTGCAAAATGCTTTGTCTTGGTATCAGCTACGGTATGGGCAACACAAAGATGGCTAGCACTCTTGGTATATCAGAAGAGATGTGTACTACAACTATGCGTAAGTTTAATGCTGAAGCTCCTTTCCTTAAAATTTTATTTGACAACGTAATGAACAAAGCAAGCAAGCACGGCTACATTCGTACCATTCTTGGTCGTCGTGCACGCTTTGACTTCTGGACTCGTAGCTTTGAAGACAAGCCAGTCAAAGGATACAAAAACGCAGTAGAGAAGTATGGTGAGCAAGGATTGTTTCGTGCTTTTACGAGCAAGGCACTTAACAGACTTATTCAAGGTTCTGCTGCAGACCAAGCAAAGAAAGCTATGATTGACGCACACAAAGCTGGCTTTGATTTACGACTACCAGTTCACGATGAAATTAACTGCATGGTTAATTCAGAAAAAGAGAGTTTGGACTTGAAATTGATCATGGAGAATGCTATCCCCTTACGAGTACCAGTTGTTGCAGACATAGACCTCGGCAAAACTTGGTGCTAACAACAACATGGATATACTAAAAACAGCTCTAAAACTAACCAGTGGTCAACGCCATGAAGAATATGGTGATTGTAATCTTGAATTAAAGAGGGTAGCCACTATGTGGTCAGTAATATTTGAGACAGATATTACTCCAAATCAAGTAGCTTTAGCCATGATTGCGTTAAAAATAACTAGACAAATGCACGCCAATAAGAGAGATAATTGGGTGGATATTGCTGGTTACGCAAGACTTGGCGATATCGTAAACAACAACAACAATATAAAACAATGAGTGACGAACTATTAGAAGAACCTAATATAATACCTATCGGTGAGGTTGAAGGTGTAGACACCAGCAACGTCCCTACTGATGACTTGTCTGAGATTACTGAGCTTGGCAAGGCACTAAAAAACCTTGATGAATCCATCATTGAAGCAGAGATTGCAGTCAGCAAACTCAAGCAACAACGCAAGACTATAGCAGAGGAACACATCCCTGAGCTTATGAACAAGCACGGTCTTAAGTTGATACAACTAGATGATGACACCAAGATTAAAGTATCTGATTTTGTAGATGCTCGTATTGTTAATCCAGATGAAGCTTTTAGCTGGTTGGAAGAAACAAACAACGATAGCATTATTAAGAACTCTATCACAATTACCCTTGGTCGCAACGAGAACCAAGTGGCTGATGATGTAGTTCAAACACTTAAAAGAGAGTATAATATTGATGCTGACCGTAAGATTGCGGTGCATCACGCAACTCTCAAGTCTTTCTGTCGTGATGCTTTGGACAACCCAGAGCTGGCAGAAACCTTGCCACGTGAAGCCTTCGGTATATACGAAGGTCAGCGTGCGAAGATAAGCAAATAAGTAACATAAGTAAATAAGTAAATATTATGGCATTCGACATAACAACCGTCGCAGGTCAGGGTACTGAGAACCTAGATACAGGTTCTTCGGCTCTGCCTATCATTCGTATCCTCCAAGATATGTCCCCTCAACTAAAGAAACAAAAAGAAGAATATGTAGAGGGTGCACAATCAGGTGACTTGTTTTTCAACAAGACACAGGAGGTTATCGAACAACCCTTGGAAATCGTTCCATGCTACACAAAGTCTGTGTATACAGAATGGATTCCTCGTTCAAAGGGTGGTGGTATTGTAGCCACACACCCACTTAGCATTACGGCTAATCCCAACTATGAGAAAGGTCGTGAGCGTCAATATGATGAGTGGCTTGGTGAGAACGAGCTTCGTTTCACCACCTACTACTTCATACTGGCTAACATCAACAACGAGTGGACTCAAGCTGTGATTCCATTCACAGTGTCTCAACTTCGTATATCACGTAAGTTGACTAACGAAATCAACCGCTTCCGATATGATGATAAAAGCCTTAGTGGAATTACTCCACCGCTATATGCCCAAAAGTGGCAGCTTCAAACGGAGTTGGAAACTAATAAGAACGGTGACGATTACTACAACTACCTGTTCAGTAACAACACTCCGCTTGATTTGGAAGCAGATGAGAGTCTCCTACAAATGGCTGCTGATACTTATTCTTCAGCCGTTGACACTCCTCTGTTGCAAACTACAGAGTCTCCTAAACTTGTCGATTCCTCGACAACAGAGACTCCTTTCTAAACTAAAAGACCTTTAACTCTTTTACCTTGGGGGAACACTACCCCCAAGGTTTTTTTAGCTATGATTCCAACTACTGATTTAGCCCATAAATTTAACCAGCTGTTTGCAGCCAATCCTTCTGTCTATGGACAAACCACCTTGACTGGCAAGGTTCGTGAACGTGACGGCAAACAAGATTCCAAGTCCTACTTAGTCAAAGCTCCACTAACAGTAGACGTATGGGTAGAACACATCGAAGGCAAAAAACTTATTGGCTGCACACCCATCCTTGAAGACAACAAAGTAGCATGGGGTGCACTTGATATCGATGTATACCAAGACACCGATACTATTGAAGACCTAAAGAAATCAATCAACGAACACAAGCTACCGTTTGTACTGTGTCGTTCCAAGTCAGGCGGGGCACATGTGTATCTGTTCCTTGCTGAAGCTATCTTAGCCAAGGATATGATTGACAAACTCAAAGCATTTAGTGCGTTCTTTGGTCAGGGTGTGTGCGAGATATACCCCAAGCAACCAAAGATTGGCAATCGCAAAGACGACAGCAAGTATGGCAACTGGATTAATATGCCGTACTCAGGCAACCCAACACTACAATATGCTATCAATGACGAGGGTAATGCAATGAACCCTGTTGAGTTCCTTGAGTATGCCGAGGCACGAAGACTAACCAAGGAACAATTTGATAAGCTTGATGTCCCACAAGTAGGCGAGGAACTATTGCCTGAAGGACCACCGTGCTTAAATTACATCTTTGAGAAACGCACACAGGAAAGTGAGAACCGTAACGTTACCCTGTGCAACGTGGCTGTATATCTAAAGAAAGCTGAACCCTCTGACTGGAAGTCCAAGCTACACAAGTTCAACAAGAAGTTTAGTGACCCACTACCAGAACGTGAGGTTGACGCACTTATTTCATCTTACGAAAAGAAAGATTACAAGTATCAGTGTGCACAAGAACCGCTGTGCCGTTACTGTGACGCCAAACTATGTGGTCAACGACGGCATGGTATTGGTCAAGAAGAGTTTCTGCCTAACAATCGGTCACTCATGCAACTCAAGAGTGACCCACCCCTGTGGTTCCTGACTCTTGACCACGAGGAGATACAGCTTAGCACAGAAGAGTTCGACAACTTCAACAAGTTTAACCAGCGTGTAATGGAGAAATTACTCATCAAGTATCCACCTGTTAAACAAGAAGACTGGGTCAAGCAGCAAAACCTGCTGCTCAAGAACTGTGTACGTATTGAAGTACCCTTTGAGATGACACCTATCGGTCAGTTCGTAGAATATCTATCCTCGTTCTGTGCTGGTGCAAGTGAAGACTTAAACCACATCAAAAACGGAGCAGTCAAACAAGCTGACGGTACGTACATCTTTCGTATGGTTGACCTCAAAGACTACCTCAATCAACAGAGATTCTCTGAGCTACCAGATAACAAGCTAATCTCTGTAATGAAACGCACACTCAAAGCTGACACTATTCGTGCTGGTCGTGGTACAAATCAAGTTCGTTGCTGGCGTGTTCACAAGGACAGACTACATCTTGACCCTAGTCAGCCAATGCCTAACCTTCAGGACGATGACAACTACTAACACGACTATATATGTAGCTAGTGCAGGCACTGGCAAAACAACAACACTAATGGACAAGCTGACCACTTGTCTAGAGTCTACTCCACCACACAAGATTTGTTTTACTACGTTTACCAAAGCTGCTGCTCAAGAAGCTATTGACCGTGCACTAATCAAAAATCCTAAGTTATCAGAAAAAGACTTTACTGCGTTTAGTACACTGCACGCTCTGTGTTTCCGTCGGATACCACGCAAGCAAATGTTAAACTATCAGGATTACAAACTACTAGGCGAGTTGCTTGGCTACTCAATCAGCGGTGTTGCCACTCTGTTTGACTACAAGTCTGATAGTGGTAACGGTAAAGGAGACAGGCTATTGCAATACGAATCTTTGATGCGTAACTTACAAGAGCCAGCATCCAGTGTCTTAGCTGCACAAGTCAACACCAAGTTTACACCAGAAGAACTAGAAGAGTTCTCTGAGTTCTACCGTAACTTTCGTCAAGAAAAGAACAAGTATGACTTCACCGACCAGCTTGAAGTCTTTCTAGAATCTAAAATAAAACTAAACGTTGACTACCTGTTTGTTGATGAAGCACAAGACTTGTCCCCATTGCAATGGAAGATTGTTGACCACATAAGTAACGAGGTCAAAGAAGTTATTATTGTGGGAGATGACAAACAAAGCATCTTTAAGTTTGCAGGTGGTGACCCTAAGTCCCTGATACAGAAAAAAGGTACACGAGTTGTACTTGATACAAGCTACCGCTTACCCAAGAACATCCTTGATTATGCAGAGTCTGTAGCTAACCGCATTGAAGAGAAGCAAGACTACACAGTCAAAGCACTAGAAGACAACGACCAAGGCTTAGCAGTAAGTGTACGTTCACTTGATGACCTTGACTTCAATAATGGCACATGGTTCTTACTATGTCGTAACAAAGCAATGATGCCTATCTTTGAAAACTACCTAATCAAACGTAAGATACTGTTTGTATCTGGTGGCTCACAATCAATGTTCAACCAGAAACAATTGTTCTTCATTAAAATGTGGGAACAACTACGTCGTGGCTACAAGTTCAAAGCTTCACTTATCAAAGAACTGTACCGTGATTACTTGCCTACAGGCACAGCAGTAGCACGAGGAGCCAAGACCCTGATTGACACAATGCCTGATGATGAGCTATTTGAAAAAGAATTACTTATTAGTGACTTTGGTCTTAAGACTCTAGCTAAGTGGGACATAGTATTTAGAATCCCTGACACTACCAAAGACATCCTACTACAAGCTGAGTCAGAAAACAAACTTGACAAGGCTGGTGACATTGAAGTCAATACAATCCACTCCTCAAAAGGTAGAGAGGCGGATAATGTGGTGGTATTGCCCGACATGACGCAGACTACCTATCAACAATACAGCAACGACCCAGATAACGAACACCGTGTGTTTTACGTAGCGTGCACTCGTGCCAAGAAGAATCTATATCTTCACTACCCAGTCACACAACGTTTCTATCCACTACCATGATATACAAAACCAAACCCTTCAAGCATCAAGAAGATGCTGTCAAACGCTTTGTAGACGCTCCATATGGAGCTTTGTTCTGCGAAATGGGTACAGGTAAAACTAAGATAGTCTTAGACATCTTACAGAATGCTGACGACAATATAGAAGCAGTCGTAATTGCACCTAATGGACTACACCACAACTGGGCAATCAACGAGATACCTACCCACGTAGCCAAAAACGTAGAAGTTTACTGTTGGAAAGGACCCATCAAGACCAAAAAAGCACGACAAGAATTTACTAGGTTTATGAACACATCTGACAAATCTAGAATGATTCTAATTAACGTAGAAGCTCTACGTACAGCTGCTGGCTTTGACACCGTAAACAAGTTTCTTGATAACACGCAGCATGAAGTTCATATGATTGTTGACGAGTCCACGTGCATCAAGAACCCCAAAGCTATACAAACTAAGCGAGTTCTTAAGTTGTCAGAAAAAGCTAACTGCAAATGGATACTCAACGGCACACCCATCACCCAGAGTCCTCTTGATTTGTTTAGTCAGTGCAAGTTTCTCCACCCACGTGCATTACCATACAACACATACACAGCGTTCAAACACGCATTTGCTGTAGAAACTACAATGACAATGGGCAGTCGTTCGTTTCGTAAAGTTATTGGCTACCAGAACCTAGACACACTGACCAAGTTACTTGAGCCATTCAGCCTACGCATTGAAAAAAAAGATTGCTTAGACTTACCAGACAAAACTTTTACACGTATGGCAGTCGAGATGACTGCTGAACAAAAACGTATATACAAGACAATGAAGGACGATTGTCTAGCTCTACTAGATAGTGGTAGTTTGGTTACTACAACGTTGGCATTAACTCGTATTGTTAAATTACACCAGATAATAACTGGGTTTGTCACAGATGACGAGGGCACAGAACACCCCATTGACAACAACAGGATAGCTGCTCTTATGCAAATTGCTGAGACTACAAAGCCTTTGGTAGTGTTCTGTGCTTATCGTCACAACGTTCGTACTATCTGCAAAGCTCTAGCCAAGGAACATGGAGAAGACAAAGTCGTTGCTTTTAGCGGTGATGAATCCAACAATCAACGCAACGAAGCTATCCGTAAATTTCAGGAAGGTGAAGCTGACTTCTTTATTGGTACATCAGCAGCTGCCAAAGGTTTGACACTGCACCGTGCGTCTACGATGGTTTATTACTCTAATAATTACAGTCTTGAAACCAGACTTCAAAGCCAAGACCGCATCCACCGCATTGGTCAAAACAACAAATGTACTTACATTGACTTGGTTGTTCCACAAACAGTAGATGATGCAATCCTTAAACGACTAGAACAAAAAAAAGAACTATCTAGCATGGTGCTAGACGATTTAATCGAAATTATTAAATGAATATACCCGCAACTAACAGACCTATGTTCAATCAATCAGAAACTAAAATCCTTGAAAGAGCATTACATTCACTAACTTTAGCTAGCGAAGCGTTAACTAAAGAAAACGAACAACTTCGTGACCAAATTGCTAGCTTGACAGCAGAAGTAAATAGGTTAAAAGAAGTTACGGTATTAAACCAATAATACTCATGAAAAAATCAGACGTAGTAAGGAAGTATATAGAGAAGTTTCCCGAGCACGGAAATAGAACCCTTGCTTCGTTAGTTATAAAAGAAAACCCTAACCTGTTTACTTCTATAGATGCAGCTAGGTCTTCTGTTCGGTATGTTCGTGGTAACATAGGTAAGTTAAATAGAGGATACCAAGAAAAAAAGTCAGAGTTTTTTAAACCAAATGGCAAAGCAGGGGAATATAAAATACCCAAGTCATTAACTCCTAAAAAACGCATTGTACGTATACCAGATGGTAAAACCTTAATTTTATCTGATATACACTTACCCTACCACGACGTTGATGCCTTAGAATGTGCCTTGGAACATGGGCACGACGCTGACAATGTTATACTCAACGGAGACACTGTAGACTTTTACGCTACCAGCCGTTGGGACACTGACCCCAACCACCGCGACCTAGCAGGTGAGCTGCAAGCTGCCAGACAGTTTCTTATGCACCTGCGTGAACGGTTCCCAAATGCCAATATATTTTTTAAGATAGGCAACCACGAAGAACGCTGGGAAAAGTTCCTGTGGCGTAAGGCTCCTGAGCTGTGTGGTGTGCCTGACTTCAAGATGGAAAAGCTACTAAGGTTTGAAGACCTAGACATCCAAGAGATTGGCGGTCGTCAACTTACCAAAGCAGGTGGTTTGTGGATACTACACGGACACGAGTTCTTTAATGCTTTTGATCCAGTAAACTTTGCTCGTACTCTACAAGTAAAGACTGGTGTATGCACCATTGCAGGTCATAAGCACAAAAGCAGTCAACACTCTGTTAAATCAATGGACGGCGATACCATAGCTTGTTGGTCAATGGGCTGTCTTTGTGACCTTGAGCCTGACTACATGCCAGTGAACCAGTGGAACTTAGGCTTTGCCGAAGTTGTTCACAAAGGTAAAAAGTTTGATGTCAATAACTACCGCATTATTGACGGAGTAGCTCACCGTTAAGGCTCTATTCCAAAAACTCTATATGTTGTTGTAAAACCGTTTCCAGTGTCATTCGAAGCAGAACCACCAATACCTAAAGGTCCTGCAAACGTTGCTGAGGTATTATTAAACGTCATTAAAAATCCATCTGTGGCTGGAGAAGGTGTAGTAATTGCACTTGGTATTGCAGCACCATGACTTTTAGGAGCAAGTTCAATGTGAAATATTTGAGTAAAACCTGAAATATTAACAGTTATTGAGTTATGGTAGTGAGTATTTGAAGGGTGACCAGTTCGACGACCTCCTGGTAAATTTATTGAAAATTCTCTTATAACAAGACCAGTAGTATTTACAAAATCTTTAACAGCAGCACTAGTAGGAATGGTAGTGTCGTTGTCGTTATTAGCAATGCCCTCAGATTCAGTAACTAACGCAGAACCTGCAAGGTTGGCTAAACTAAGATTGTTAATAGCGGTAAACACAGCTCCATTAGTAATCATGTTCTGATTATTAGCGTCACTTGGACCTGCATTAGCTACAGGATTATTAGCAGCGTGAACTGCAGCTATAGCTGAATCAATCTCAGAACCTGTATTTGTTAATGAAAATGTACTCATGCTATTTTAACTATAGTCATTTTTGTGTTTCGATACGATGCGTTTGTATTACCGCCACTTCTTTCCAAAACACCAGAAAATCCTTCTGTATTGTCAGCATTAACAAATGAAACTACACTCCTAAATACAAATGTATTAGCACCAGTTTCATTAATTGGTGAAAGACTCGTTGCTAAGAATTTTGTGCCTAAGAACAGTTTAAGTACATAAGCATCACTAGTATCACCGTCATTTTCAAAAAACTCTCCTTCTACAGCTACTTGATATATTCCGCTAGAACTTGGTGTTGCTACACCATTTGAAGCCGATACCATGCCACTAGGATCACTTGATACAACAAATGGAATAGTTAAATCAGTAAAACCAACAGTGTTGCCATCTGGAGCAGTAAGCTGAGCAACTTGAGGTCCAGAGGTAGTTACAAAATCTTTAACAGCAGCACTAGTAGGAATAGTACTATCGTTGTCGTTATTAGCAATGCCATCAGACTCAGTAATCAATGCAGACGCTGCAAAATTAGTCGCGTCAAGGTCGTTAATAGCAGTAAACACACCGCCACTAGTAACCATGTCAAAACTGCCTTGAGCTGGCGAACTGTCAGCATTGTGCACTTTACCTAAAGCTGAGTCAATCTCAGAACCTGTTAATGATAGTGGGTAGTCAGCCATTTAACATTTCCATTTGCGAAGTGCTAGAGCTTTGCGAGTTGGACGACCTTTAGAATCCTTCATAGGTCCTTTAACGCCACCCATACGAGCACAAAAAGACTTGCGACGTTTAGCAGCTTTTGACCCACGTTTAACTTTACCAGTAACAGGAGCCTTCAAGTTAGCCCCTTCCTTACGTTTAAAGTAACGACGACCAGCTGCAGTTAAACCGCCAGTTTTACTTTTGTGTTCTTTACGCATTCTAACGACGAGCTTTCATCTTACGCTTACGTGCAGCAGCGATGATGTCTCCTCGTGTTACTTTCTTCTTGTCGCCATACATAGCAGCGAGTTTATTATTTTTTGATTTATTGTGACCGTAGTGACTAGGCATAATATAATTTGGTTAGTAGTTATTTGTTTTTAGGACAATGACTTCCATCACAGTAAGGCATAGTCTTAGATTTTCCGCAAGTGCATTTCTTTCTAGCTTTAAGTTTTTTAGGCATTATTTATTCCTTCGTATAGCTTTCACACGTCTGGGCTTCCCTGCTGGTTGACCAAGCCTCTTCTTCTGAGCAATCCTTGACCGTTTCTCGCTTGCGGACAACTCCCCTGAGGTGGCAGGTGTTTTTGAACTTACACGCTTGGAGGGTCTGCAATAAGGCGTTCCTCGCTTTTCGCCCTTTTGTCGTCCGCAGGGCTTCCCAGATCGGACATCCACCCATTTTTCTTTGAACCACCTTTTAAGAGCTGCCCCTTTCGCTGTCTTCCTTACTGCCATTCACTTCTTAGCTTTAAATTTTTTATTGCCCCAGTTAGCAGCCCCTACCTTACGGCATTTTGCTATTGCTCCGCTTGCATATGCAGACGGGAATACACGATAACGTGCTTTAACTTTACGATAACATGCGTCTTTTGCCATTTTTCTATTTTTTACGTTTATTGTGAAAATCAAAAAGAACTTTTACTTTTTCTGATAAAGATTCAAGATTGTAGTGCATCCTAGCTAATACAATAATTAGTGTAATAATTGCAATTAGGACTGGAGTAAGGGCTGATATGACTTGTAAAAATTCATTCATTTAATGGTAGAAGACCCAAAATAAAATCCAACGATAGCCAAAACTGTTTGACGAACTTCTGGTAGGATTAAGTAGCCATTAAGAGTCTGATACTTAACGCCTCCAAATAATCCAAAGAAACCCTTTGTTTCTTGTCCTACTGTAACTCCCTCTGGGCTGTGAGCCAATATAAATGGGGCTATAACGACCGCAAACAAGACGGTGCATACTATGACCCTTCTGACCCACTCACCGCCCCTTGTAGCGGCTTTCTGGTGGCTTTCATCAGCAGCTTTTTGCTTCTTAAGCATAGCATCTACTGTGTTTTGCTGATTGGCAACTAACTGCCCAATTAGTTTAAACACGAAACCAGAGGCTCCGCCTCCCAGCATAGCTATAAGTTCAGTAGTCATTTGAGTTCCTTTAATAGTTTATAAATTGAGAGTCCTAGAAAGACGAAGGTCATTACACCAACAACTAGACTAATCGCTCCATTAATACCTTGTAGGCTTAAACAGGCAAAAAACCCCGTTGATCCTACAGTTCCTCTGAGCATAGTATCCATAGTCATTTAGTCCTCGTCAGGCAAAGGTGTGTAGTAATCAACAGTTGACGCTTTTTCAGAATCATCGAGGTCGTAGTCAGTTACGTCCAATGCCCAAGTGCCGTCAGCAGTTTCAACAGGGTAAGTGTGCCAGCGTGTACCTACGCCATTGACCCAATAGCTGTAGCCAATCTCCTTGCCTTCTTCGTCGGCACGTTCAATTGCTGCTTCTTCGCTTGCGTATATTAGATAGAGCATTAGAATATTGAGTAATAATCGTTAATATTAGCTTCAAGAGCCGTGCGTTGAGCAGTCTCGTCGCTATCGTAAATAAGAATTTCTCGGATACGTCCGTCATAATAACCAGTTGGAGTTACTGTTCTTAAAATACCAATCGCAATTTGGTCAATATCAGTTCCACTAAAGTTATCTCCATAGTCATCAGTTGTAGTGCTCATAGCACCGCCGTTAACACCTACGCTTGTAAAAGTATCCCTAGCAGTTAAGCCAAAGGTAAGACGACTAGCACTGGCAACACTAGCAGTTATTACTTCGTTAGTTGTATTTCTTGCCTGTAGCCAAGCTACACTAGCAGCGTCTTGAATAGCAAAATATCTGTTACCTGCTGAACTATTTGATGCAGATACAACATATCCAGAAGCATCCCTAACGCTAACAGCGAACATTGAAATAACAGACCCTAATCCTGTTACCGAAGAAGCTACCAAAAAGTCACCGCCATCAAAGTCAAGTCCAGCAACACCGTTATCAACAACCAATGAACCAGCATTAACAATTTTAGGCTGATTATTAGCTGATGCTTGTACTGCATGTTTACCATTACCCGACTGGTCATACCAAGTCTCTACAAATCCGTTCACTGTGTTGTCATACGCAGGTATACCAGAGATGCTGTAATGTTCGCCAATGTTAGATTCAATGGCTTTACGGTTGTCGTTGATTGTTTGGTCGGAGTCATAAATAATTAACTCCTTGATTCCTCCATCTAGATTTGAGTTAGCAGAAGAAACTCTAAATAATCCTAAAATTAATACACCACTTGGATTATTTGTACCTGCATTTCCAGTTGCACCAGTAACTCCATCTACAAATACTGTAGAAAATCCTCCGTTTACAACGTTGGTTTGAAGGTAATCTCGGTTAGTAGCATAATCAATAGTCCCTGCCGTTGTGCGAGTAACTCCAGAATTAACAGCAAATCCTCCATCACTTCTAAAGAAACTTGTTGCATTGAACTGATTAGAGACGCTTGGTGCTGTTGACCAGACACCTTGAGAGGTAGAAGCAACGTCAGTATGACTAACACTAAAGGTAGTATAAGTTTGAGTCAGAGAGAAACTTCCTGTTACCAAGGAGATATCTTCACTTCCATCAAAATCAATGCCATCTGTAAGCAAAACACCCGTATCAACAAGCTTAGGTTGGTTTGCAGCAGTTGCTTGAGTTGCGTGATTATTATTTGCTGTAGCTCCTGCTTCGTCGCTTACACTTTGGTCATACCAAGTTTTAACAAGACCGTCTGATGTAACTTGAGTAACTACTACCTCTCTTATATATATTAAATCAGAGCCATTGCCAGTGAAGCTACTAGCTCCCCCATCTTGAAGAAATAGTCTCAACTGACCAGAATTATTAGTTGTAGTTACATTACTTGCTGTTACTGTAACCCACTGGTCTCGTGCAGGAGTTGTGCTTGGAATAATTTCAGTGCCTGAAGCATCAGCTACACGAAATGAGTCAACGACTGAGTTACTGGATGGAATATATACTTTAATCGAAAAGTTAATCTTTTGATTTACTGGAAGTATGCCAGTTCTAAACGTCCTATGTACGCTAGTATCTGACCCTATAGTTAATCGTAAATTGTCATCTAATCCTCCAATACCATCAACATTGCCAGCCCCAGTAAGGTCATCACGAATAAGCCAACTATTAAGTCCAGAACTAAA